GTATCAGCTCATTTGCATTTACCTTAATGTATACGCCATCAGGATATGTATCAAGAATAGGGTCGTTGTTAGGAGTTCGGTCTCTTTTTTCAAGAACAGTTACCTCTGAACATCGTTGTGATGAACCGCCGCCGTCTGCTTTTACAATTAAAACATCTCCATCTTCAACCTTTCTTGCGTTTTCTCCTTCAAGAAGCAAGTAGCCTTCGTTTTTTGTTGTATCTAAATAGTAAAGGTTAGAATAAATAGTTTCGTAAAACTCTTTATTTGACCTAATAGCAAACTTGTAATGGGTAGCCCACGAAGGTGGTTTTTGCGAACTAGGTATAGTAAACTTAACCTTGTTAGAAAAAATAGAATTTGAACACGGCACATGAACCGTGTTTTGGTCGCTTGTAAAAACCGTACTCTGCCTTCCGTAGTCATCCATGTAAATCATGCCCACAGAATAATCTCTGTTGCTGTGAAGGCTTTTTCCTCCCTCACCACCTACAAAAGCACAACTTGCTGAAGAGCAAGAGTAATATTCAAAAGAAAAATCATTCGGGCCATGCTCATAATAAGTAGCAGGGAACTGAAAAGATAAAATATTTGAACCTGCAAGAGTTGTTATTGCAATAGGTTCATCACCTGATGTAGCATCAATAGCTGACCTACTTTTGTTTGCAACCTTTCCTGATTCCTGAACAGAGTCAGCAGTAAGACAATTAAACAAATCTGTCATTGTCTCTCCATCGCAACCATCAGGAGCAGGCTCAGCCGTGCCCTCTCCAATAGCGGCTTTAAAAACAGGGTCTTGAATTAAAACGGCAGCGCTTGGATAATTTTTTGTCAGAGTATATGTAAACGTAAGCTCAAAAGTTGGCGTGACATTTTCAGGCGTGCTACCTCCTGAACCAAAACACACATCCCACTCTTCATGCTGTATAAAAAAACTAAACTCAAGGGTTGCCCCTACTCTTAGATTCTGACCCGGATTTGGAATATTGCTAGTGCCTAAATCAAAAGAAACTTCAGAATTAGGAATAGATATTGGGTTTGTTCCTGAGCAAGACAACGCAACTCTATCAACAAGATTGTAATCTGATGAACTTTTTGTACCCGGAATAGATGTGTTGTTTATAAAATCAGATACAAGGTCAATTCTGTAGTCTACATAAACAGGAAGACCCGAAGAGTCTACCATATCATTTCCCTCTACATAATTCCCGTACATAAGACGGTTCCCCATCAATGTCTGAGCTTTAGCCAACAAAGGGACATTGTCATACAACCTCAGTATTTCAGACTCAGGAAGTATTGTATAAATCTTGCTTTTGTCAAAACGATAAACCTCATCAGAGTTGTTAACCAAGTTTCTTTCAGCCTTATCTATCTTTTCAATAACCTTGATTGTTCCGTCAGAAATATTCTTAAAAAGAATATCAATTCCAACTACCAACTCTCCTCCGGTGTTGTAAGTAATTTCAGCAACATTATAAGCATTGCTTGCACCTTCATTTAAAAAATCTTCTAGGTCAAAAGCAAACGGCCTAGAGCTAAAAGCAGGTTCTGAAAACGGAGAGGTAGCAGAATACTCTCCATCAGAATACCTATACCTGTATGCGAAGCAAACAAACCTATCATCAAGAAAATTTTCATTATCCGAAGTCCTCAAAAGAGATATAGGAGGTGGAGATAATGGCGGCTTTTTGACAACCAACAACTGCTCTTCTAAAATTGCAGGGTCTACATATGTAGATGCATCAGGGTACTCATAGTTTCTTTTGACATTGATAAACCTTGGAGGGTTAAAATTGTCTGTAAAAAACAAAAGGCCGTCAATAAGGTCTACTCCATTTATCAAATAGTCTTTGCTAAAGTTTAGCGTAGATGTGCTAATCACATGGTAGTTCATTACAGACGTACTCTCGTTGTACGAGACAATCAAATCCATAATACCCGTCGGGCTTGAGGCAAGCGCTGCGCAATGCACAAACCAATAAATTGTTTGATTGGTGTCATCCGCAAATGAACCTATGCAAAAAGTTTCTTCTTCATCAAGACGAGGAAGAGCGGGGTCTAGCAGGTCAACTAATTCGGTAAGCTTGGTATTGCCCTTTGCATTTTCTACAATACCTATCTCAGACTCTTCAGTAGAGCCTAACCTGATGTTTAGTGCATCTATGTATTCGCCATCAGGTAAAAGTCTTTCATCGACGGATTTATTCATCCGCCCCTTAATAAAATTCCTCGAAAGGTTAGCCATTATTTAAGCCATTTGTCCCGGCCCCTCATGTTTTGAAGAAGCCTACCGGGGTGAATATTGCTTAGACGAAGCTTTGCATTTCTAAACAAAGCACTCTTTTCCTTTCTTGCTCTTGCAACAATATATTCCTGAACGCCCAACTTCGTATTCATAATCTCATAAGAGATGTATGCATAAATGTACTTTTCAAAAAGTTTGTTTACACTAATTGAGGTGTCATCTCCACCCTCCATTCCATCAGAAACGTATTCAAGAATTACAGACTGACCTTCAATCCCTGAGCTAAAATTTATCACTCCGGATTTTTTGTCTATGCTAAAAGTTGGGTTTCGATTAGCGGTTTCAGTATTCAAACCAAACCTGCTAAAGCCATAAGAAAAGTACCAAAAGCCATCTATACACCACCCTTCGTATCCATTATAAGGGCTGTCCTCGTTTAGGTAAATACTTTTCTTTGTCCCATCAAGCCTTTCCTTGTCAATCTTTGAGTTGTCGGGCTTAAGAATGTTCCCACTTTCATCAAACAATATCTCTCCATCGCTGTCCTGCAAATACGCATTAGCAGATTGAACCTGAATATTTTCTACAAGAGGAAACAGATAGCCGTCTTTGTACATAGAAACACGAACCCAATTGACATAATCAGATGGAAGTATGTATCTAAGGTTTGCCTCAACATCAAGCTCAAGAACTTTCAGCTCTTTGAAAGCATCATAGTTTAGTTCCTGTATTGCTCTTTTAGCATGAAACAAAACCTTAAAACGCTCTTCATTATTTACAAGGCTGTGATTTCCGGAGTACATCAACATATAGTTGTTGACGATGTCTTCTAAAGAAACATACTGATAGGAGCCCCAATTCTTGTCTTGAGGTGAATTACCATTGTTTTCGTAGTAAGCGTATTCGGATAAATAAGCCATTATTGCTGAATAGTATTTTCAGCCTGCTCTTGTCCTTGGGCAAACTGTGTTACTTGAATTTCCCTTATTGACATTCCGGAATACTGAAGAATCTTCTGAACCAAAGAATATTCATCGTCAAGAGGAAGTTCAAAATCCTGATAGTCTGAAGCTGTTCCATCAAAAACAGGAGAGCCTCCAACTTGATTGTACGTCCAATTAGGTTCAAATGGGTATCTTATGTACTGAGCAACAGCCTGACCATAAGATGAAATGCTTATAGGATAAATAGTTACAAGCTCCTCCTGCTGTGTGTATGCAGGAAAAATCTCTGAAGGGCTTGTAAGCAGGCTTGAATTAAGCATTGTAATCTTAGAATGATTTACCCTCTCAGCCTCCTTTATGTAATCTGAATCATAAACAGCATACCCCAAACCTATTCCTGCAAAAATATCAGCGCTAAGACCTAATGTAAATTGAGAAACACTAGTGACATAAGCCGATGTTTCTGAATCAGTATTCAAAACAAGGTCGCCAACAGAAACACCTGACGATACAAAATTTGCAGAGCTATCTCTAAGGCTGTTAACAACAACAGCAGAAGATGTACCCGAAGTAACAAGCGTAGTGTATATCATCAGCTTGTTTATCATGTACTCATCATCTCCCGTAGTTGATGGGCTTGGCAAGTAAAAGTTGCTATTGAATGCAGTTACACCTAAAGAAGTTTTGCCCAAAGGCTTTGTGACAGAAAACGTATCAATGACCTCAGCCAATGCTTTAGAGATATTGGCGTAATCAGTACCTGACTGACGCGCATTCTCTTTGTTTATCTGCCTGTTGTAACTATAAAAATACTCGTCAAATATTTCTAGCTGAGCCTGTTTTGCGTAAAGATTAAAATCCGCAGGGGTAATGTACCCATAGTTGTTTTTGTTCAAAACAGCTAAAACAGTTTGCCTTACTGAATTTATCATAAACGCAAAATTACAAAAAAGAAAGGGGCCCGTAGGCCCCTTCAAAATTGCAGTACAGCAAATTACAGCTCAGCCTCTAAGTGCTTCAAAGCTTCAATGCCTTGGTCTGATTTAAGATATTCTGCAACCACAACATTTTTATTCATGCCGTGCGGGACATTCAACATCTTCCCTTTATTGCCTTTGGTATTGAACCAAACCTCGCTGCCCGACCTGCGGGTAGAAAGAAGGTTTTCATCAAAGAAAGATTGAATTTGAGCCATGTACTCATTCTCAGGGTCACTAAGTGATTCCAAGAACTCAAGCGGATTGTTCTTAGCATAAACAAGAACATCTCTTTTTAGCTCAGCAGTAGTTAGCCTCTGAGGGTCTCTTCCAAAAAGAACTCGGTAAACCATCTCAAGAGCATCTACATCAAGACTTTTCGCCTCAATAATAGCGTCTGCTTGAATGTTTAAAATGTCCAACTCCTCTTGAGCATCCTTTTCAGTATTGACCTCCTCAAACACAGAGCCATTCTGAGGATGAAAAGAAAGAAAGTTTTGAAGAATTTGGTTTTGCTTGGTAACGGTAAGCATACCGTTTTCAAAAACCACAGGCTTGAGTATTACCTCACCCTCCTGTTCTTCCATGAACGGAGTCTTTTGATTTGTAGCATATCGAAGAGCTTTGCTCTCTCCTGTGCTTTCATCAAAATAAGTAAGGGGATAAGCGCGACTATGGCGCGTTGGAAGGATATAGGACATAGGGGCCTTTTTTGCTTTTAGGCGATACACCTTGTCCTCGAACTTTTGTTTTTGTTTCATTGCACTTTATTTAAATAAAAAAAAGGGGGCGACTTTCGCCCCCTTAATCACTCAACTGATTACGCTCCGTAGCGGAACAAGAAGAAGTTGTTAGCTCCCATGACGCAAACAGCACGCTCGGTCAAGAAGTTAACCTTCATCTCATCGACATCGGAAGTTGCAGCACCTCCGGCGCTACCTGTCATCCATGTCTTGTAACGACGGTCCTCAGTCTCAGAAGCACGATAACGAACGTGCAGGAAAGGACGCTTAGCGTTCTTACCGAGAACTTGGTCGTACACAGTTGTAGAACCTGCGGGAACGAGCATACCCGTAATGGTCTGCGCAGAAGTTGCACCGGACGCCCATCCATCGCTCAAACCTCCACGCATAGTGGGGTCGTTCAGGTACTTCCAATCAGACTTGTAGAAGTCATAACCACGACGGAATCCTGAGAACCCAAGGTTCAGAGCCATCTGCTCGTCATTGTCAAACAGACCGTAAGAAGTACCTCCGGCTCCGTAAGAGTTCTGAGCAGCAAGCATATCATCCATAGCGAATGAAGCCTCACGATTCAAGAAGAGTACGTTCTCTTCGATAGAACCCTGCTTGTCCAAACGAGAGATGATGTCGTCAAAGTCAGAAAGAACAGTTGGGTATCCACCGCCAAAGACGTTACCACGATTGTTTACCTCGTAGAAAATACCCTTGGTTCCCTTATTACCTACACCCGCAGCTGTA